AACATGGGAATGGCTAACAATGTCGGATCAGGGTTCAACCTGGGCGGCGCAATCATTGGCGCAGGCATCGGCCTAGGTGCGTCGTGGCTAACAGGTGGGCTTAGTAATCTGGCTGGACCAGCAGCAGGCGCAGCAGGCGCAGCAGCAGGAGATACAACACAATGATTCCTTCACAAGCACGAGCAGAGGCAAACAAGAACCGCGAAGAAGAAACCAGTCCTGACATTGGGGGTTTCCTCACCGGATCTATGCGCAACTTCGCCATTGGTGTGGCTGAAGGCGCAAAGGCTACAACTCATCCAGTCGGCAGAATGTTTGGTGCAGCAATGTCAGGTGCTATGAGTCCTGTCTATCAAGATCAGCAGACTGCACTTGAACGTCGCCAAGCAGCAATCGATGCTGCCGACTTCGAGGCTATGAGTGAGGCAGGCTTTACCATTGAAGAACCAGAGATCGACGCGATCGTCGAGCGCATGATGAAAACGATTGAAGGCCAACGGTCGGCGGCGGCAACCCCGCCTCCAACACAGAACGCCCCGGTTGAATCCTTTAAGTCACAACCAGAACCTAAACCAGAACCCAAGCCAGGCGGCGTGGCATTTGACCCAGGAATGTGAACATGGAAAAGAACCAGACACAAATCGATACTTCCGAGGCATTGGAAGGCATCACCAAGGGCATGCGTACACAAGAGCAGAAGTCTCAGAAACTTCTCAAAGGCATGTTGAACCGCGATGAACGAGCGATCAACTACAACCGGGCGATCACTGCGCTCGACACTGGTGATCCGATGGGACTCGAAGCCCTGGACTTTGGTTCAGTCCGTGGCAAGCCTGCTGTCTCGTTCGTCAACGACAAGGGTGAGCGTCGCGTTCTTTCTACGACGATGCCGACCTACCTGGCTGCATTGAAGTCCAGAACACAGATGCGCCAGGTCATGCGCGAAAAGGTCAAAGGGGACATTGAACGCGGCATTGCGACTGAGCAGCTTGCCCCCCGGTTCAACTCTGCACTTGACAACATTCGTGCCGAGACTGGTGACCTGTTTGTCGGGGTGGCTATCGAGTCATTCAAAGTCAATCCGACTGAAACCGCAGCGATGGTCAGTGACTTGCAGAGGAAGCTCAGAACGAACCGAGAGCAGGGTCTGAAAGATGCTGCCGCGTTTGTAGCTGGTGAGAACATCAAGAAGGCTGATGGCCTCTCATCGATGTGGGGTTCACACTTTCGCAACAAAGCAACCGACATGAAGAACAAGACACGGCCTGGGACTCCTGCTGAGTTCGCACAAGTACAGTCAGAAAGCGAACGTATTCAAAGGATTCAGATGTTGGTGAAGGACACTCCAGAAAACCAGACGATGAGTTTTTCACAACGCTTGGAAGCCAACTCTTCTTTCGCGAACACAGTTCTGACAGACGTGTTTTCTCTACTTGAAGAGGGAGTCTCAATGCCAGGTGGCGGCAACATCAGGCTCAATCGTCTAGATCTGTCGGACCCTATGTCAATCTCAACATACCTTTCGACGTTCGAGCGTTTCTTGTTTAGCAACGGAATGGTTTCAGCCCCATTGAATGAGATGGACAAGGCGTTGATTCTGCGACAAGCGATGCATCGACAAGGCACGATGAACCCGGAAGCTGTTGCTGCTGCTGTTGAGCTTATGTCGCAGCAAGCGGCAAACCCTGTTGGTATTCAGGTTCCAGAACGAACTGCACCGGGGGCAGACAGGTCACTACCCCCAACGTCAGCTAGTGCTCCGACAGAAACACCAGAGCAACGCCTTGCTCGACTGAGGGAGCTTGCAGAACAAGCAGCGAAAGAAGCTGGGGGCGGACAACAAGAGATATTTGAGAAGGCCAGGACTGATCCAGAATTCGCTGAGAAGTACGCTGAAATCCTGAAGGGATAACTCATTGACTCTATTCCAAAAAAGCGGCGAAGGACACCAGGATTTTACCCTTGGTGAGTTGCTTGGAAAAACTGCGAAGAAAACACCTGAGCAGTTTCTCGGTGAACTTCTTACAGACAAAGCTGATCCTCTTGTCAACTACAGAGCACAACGCGGTGCTCGTGAGCTTGGTGATCAAATGGGCGGCGAAACATCCAAGCAATTCTCGCGGGCCTTTCAACGTGCTCTTCGTGAATCCCCGCTCGGGTTCTTGGGTTCCGCACTCCCTGTTGAAACCATTGACAGATTCGCACAAGCTGCGATCAGAGGTGGTTCAGCGTTCAGCGGTACGGTTGCAGATGTGATCGGGGAGCTTCCAGGTGCCGAAAGTATGAATGGTTTGGCAGCGTTCATGCGCGGTTGGACAGAGTCATTCCGACCTGAAGACACACCACACTGGCTCATCGGCGACATCGAGCAAGCAGTTGAGAGCGCACCTGGAACTGCACTCGGTGTCGGTGGTGCCTTGCTTGGCGGTGGCCCAGTTGGAGCAGCCATCGGTGGAGCAGTCGGCGGCATGGGTGTCAGCTACTCGCGGAGCAAGTACCAAGCTGAAACCCAGGTTGATGAGATGATTGCGTTCTACGAACGTGAAGGATTTGAGATCCCGAAGCACCTCACTGATGATGCCATTGAAAACATGGCAATGTACATGGCACTCATTGAAGGCGGAATCGAAGGTGTCGGGGCTGGCGTGTCCTTCGGTATTGGTGCAGGTCTTGCGAAGCTGGCGACGAAGAGAGCGTCGAGGAAATTGGCGCGGTCTGCTGCTGAGAAGTTTCTTGGAGCATCGGTTGTTAAGGGAGCCAAGGGTGCAGGCTTGTTCGCTGGCGAAGCTGTGCTCGAAGGATTAGAAGAGGTAGTGACAGAACGTGCGCAAGCACCACTTCAGATTGACCCAGTGCAGCGTGATGTGACCTGGACTGAACTTGGTCTTGCATTCAGAGGTGGCATGGTTGGCGGTGCCACCATGTCCACGCCGATGCTTGCAGTAGGAGCAATTGCGGAAAAGAAAAGACAAGAAGCTCAGGAGAAAGCTCTTAGGGAGTTGAACCAAGTTCTCGTCGAGGCAGCAGGACCAGCATCACGCCAGGTTGCCCGATACGAGAATGAGTTCGACGGCAAGACAGAGGGAGAGCAGCAGAACAGAATTGAACGCGCAACTGAAGCGCGTATGAACTTGATTGGTCAGCGAGAAGGTTTCAAGTCGATGACTGAATCTGAGCTTCTCGAAACCGATGCTGACGGTGTCACAAACGCAGACAAGCAGCACAACCTCACAAGACAGATCACTGAGCTTCAGGATGCAATCGAAGCGATGCAGGTGGCGAAAGCCAACTTGAAAGACGGAATTCGCACTGAAGTCATCGAGGCCCAAGACCCAACTGAATACATAAAGCAGAACGGGTTCAAGTTTGTTGCGGAACCTTCCGAGAAAGTAGGCGACGCTGCCAACAGACTTCGAGAACTCGGAGTTGATGTGCGCGTTGTGGACACCGGGAAAGAGGGAGCAGCCTTCTACGATCCGCAAACACCCACCACGATCTATCTGAACGACAATGCATCAGTGACGGCGGACTCGTTCGCGGAGGGACTCCATGAGTTGGATCACCTGCTGGATCACCTGGCCCCCGAACAGGCGGCTGAGATCCGAGACATCCTCACCCTGACCCGCAGGATGGAGTACGCGAAAGAGTACACCACAGGACAAGGTGCGGATACGAAGCAGGACAGAGCAGCCAGAGCACGTCAGCAGGCCCAGTCACAGCTTGAGCGAGGCAGAGGCATCAAAACCGACGATGAGGGCATCGCGAACCTCAGAGGCGGAGAGACCTTCAGCGAGGTCGAGGGTACGGCATCAGCGGTTGGCAGAGGTGCGGAGATCCTCAGTCCCGCTGACAAGTCCAGGTTCGCCCGTGCGATCGACGCAGTCGCAGCCAGGGTTGGTTTCCTCGGACAGGAAGCAAAGGCCGCACAGAGGATCCTAGACACCATCAAGAGCACCCTGGAGTCTCTGCCGACGATCAAGCCGGGGGATCAGGTCGAGATCCGGGGCAAGGGCGCGGAACTCATCCAGAGAACTCGGATGCTCCCCGAGGCTACCCCGCTCCGATCTCGCCGCACGGCAGAGACAGTGAGTGAGGCATCGCAGGCCCGCATGGATCAACCGGGCGGAATCGGTGATGTACAAGCACTGAGTTCCAGGGCGGCAGCGGACACCAGCAGCCCGGAATTCAAGCAGTTCTTTGGCAAGAGCCAGGTGGTCGATGAAGGCGGCGAACCGCTCGTGGTCTACCACGGCTCGACCGAATACTTCGATACCTTCAACTACGACAAGCTGGGCCAGCAAGGCACTTCAGAGGGTCGAGGTCTGTACTTCACAAGCAGCGAAGAAGTTGGCGTTGCATACCAGACTAGGGGAGAGGATGGCCCCGGCGTACTGTTCGAGGGATATCTCAACATCGAGAAGCCCTTGTCAGAGGATTCAAAGACAATCACCAAGGATGAGCTTGAGCAGTTCATTCGAGCGATCGATCCAGACGGCTCAGAGTATCTGACAAACTATGGAGATGTCTCGTTCGATGGGTACGACTCGGTCGTTGCTAAGGCCGTCGAAGCGGAGTATGACTTCAGTGAAAACGATGTTGACCTGATCAACGCGATCATGTCCGCAGGTGTGCCGGATGAGATGGAGTTCTTCCGCACGTTGAAGAGCACCCTGGGGTACGACGGCATCATCACAGCGTGGGGTGACAAAGAAGATGGCGGTGTCCCGATCTACATCGCGTTCTTGCCTGAGCAAGCCAAGTCTGTCGAGAGCAAAGCGTTTGACACCACGAAGCCTTCGTTCCTTGAGTCAAGGCGTAAAAACAACAAGGCCGAAGTCGAACAAGTTCTTGAAGCTGTACCAGCTAAGACAGCACAAACCGTCCTTGCCAAGAGTGACATGGTCAACTGGATGACACCAGAAGACGCGCTTGGTTTCACACGGTCGGATGTTGCAAACGAGGCGATTGCAAAGTACGACGAGTTTGTGTCAGATCGTCGGTTGCTTGCAGATGCGTTGCAGATACTTCCTGCTGCCTCAGAGTGGTACATGCTCAGTGAGCAAGTGTTCTCCTCTTTGGGAGAGGGCAGGATCCCACTGTGGAAATTGGTTGCCGTCATCGCGACAACGTCTGCACAGAAGAGCGTGAAGAGTAATGTGGATGTCGGTCTGCGGACTGCCCTTGCGTACACTGAGTTCATCGAGAAGGGTGGAGACCCAAGCAATACTGAGTCTTTGCTCCGTGCAATCGCAGGAAAAAACGCAAGCAGAGGGCCGAAGGGGAGAATGAAAAAGATTCTTTCGACAGGCACCGGCCCACTGTACTTGTATGCAGATGTGCTCGGAACCGCCGATGTGCTTCAATCGCAAACCATGGATGAAGTGGTGCAGCGACTGATCACGCCAGGTTCAATGATCAAGCAGCAACTCGACCTGGACAAGGGAACAGGCGCAGCGCGTAAGTTGGCGGCATTCCTGCGCAACTTGATGGGTGACGATCGCCTCGTGACAAACGATGTGTGGATGGCTTTCTGGTGGGGAGTTGACCAGCAGAACTTCTCGTCAGGAAGTGGGTACGCAGCGGCAACCGCAGCAATGAGAAACATCGCCTCCGCCGTCGGCATGTCTCCGGCCCAGGGCCAGGCTGCTGCGTGGGCTATCGCAAGAGTCTATCTTGGTCGTGTACGAAACGAAAAGAAACGAGCACCTGCGAACAGAAGAAAGTTCACTGATGTGATCGCAGAGCCTGTTACAATTGAAGACCTGTTGGGAACTGACATCGGTTCCCTGTTGGTGTTGCCGACTCTACCGAGCGGCGGAAAGGAAGTAGCAAATGAAGCCCCAGACCTTCTTCGATCGCTTGGATTCAACCCAGATGCAGCAAGAGACATCGTCGGAGACTTCGAGCAAAGGTATCGGGAAGCGTATTCAGGAGTTGACTTCAGCCTCCCAGGTAGCCTTGGACCTCGCCGTTCGTCGCGTCTCGTCAGAAGATTTGAACAAGCCGACATCGACCGAAACATCAAGAAGAATGTAAAACGTGCAGAGGAGGGCAAGCCTCCTCTTCCGACTACGAGGCTTGCGTCTCGCCAAGGCGTGTTCGACAGCAAGATGTACCGCAGTCTGAATGATGCTCGTGATCAACCCAACATCAAGACATCAGAGCAGCTTCGAGCATTCCTCGGCAAGCAAGGTGTCGAGCGCGAAGAGATCTACTGGACTGGACTCGACGAGTTCCTGAAGAGCCAGGATCCGAAGGCGACCGTAGACATTGACGAAGCTATCGCGCACGGAACTACCCCGGTTGAGGTGTTCACGAATGTGCAGACAGATTCTGAAATTCTGGACCGAGACCCAGACGACTTGTACGGCAAACCAGACGCATACACTCGCGTCGGTGAATTTGTTGAGTACACCTCATACTTGCCGCCTGGTCATGGCCCAGCTACCAACTTGGTATTGTCGTTGAACCCTTCTGATGAAAGACTCACAAGAGACGAGGGGGGACTTCCTGTCTACGACTTTGAAAACAAGAAAATGGTAGAAGTCGAAGACCAGGAGGCCGACAATCGAAAGAAAGGCTTCAGTGGTTCACAGCATAGTTTCAGTGGGGTTCCACGCGGCTCGATAATTACCCACGTTCGTGCCACGGACCAGCGGTACAAAATCGACAATACTGAAGAGCCAAACACCTTCAACCTTGCCGAGGTCCAGAGTGATTGGGCATCAGGCTTGATGCAACTACCCTCGCATTTTTCGGGGACAAAGGAAGTGGTTACGCCATTCGTTTTCAGTAAGCGCAAGGGCAAAGTTGTTCCACTGTGGCAGAAGCTGGCACTCAAACGCTCTCTCGCATATGCGGTCGAGAACGGCTACGAATACATCAGCCTACCGAACACTGACTTGGTGAATAGCTCACCAGGTATCGAAGTTGAAGGCAAGGGCTACGACGCTCTTGTCAAGATGTTTGAAACCTTGCTGGACCCATACATTCGCAAGGGAGATATTTCAGGCTGGTATGAAGGTGTCGTGGAACCTGACGAACTTGGCATGGCCCCAGCAGGATCCATGAATGTAGAAGAGTTGCGCGAACAGTACGTTCGAGACAACCTGAGTGATTTCATGGAATCTGCGATAGAAAGTGAAACTTACAACTGGGAAAATGAAATCTACGAATTAGATGTGGATGATAAATTTCAGTTCCCGAAAGATTGGGCAAATCAAGTTGCAAAGGCTCACGCCAGTCCAGGGTACAACCAAACCAGAGCCGTGATCGAGCAGATCGATTACAGCGCGGCTCAAGTTTGGAGTTACCTGACGCAATGGCAAAGTTCAGATAACCTGCCGGATAATGACACGGGTCGTTACCAAGACAGACCAGTTCCGTTCATTGAAGAACAAGAAGGGCTTCCTGGTATCCCGAAGATGAACCACGGTGTCTACCGTGAAGAACAGGGTCAGTTGGGTCTTTCTGGTGAGGAAATCGAAGTCTATGTCATACGCACAAGTGAAGGCGAAAAGATAGGCGAGGCTCCTTCATTCCAAGCAGCACACAAGCTACTAGCTCAAATTCAAATTGACACGATCAGAGAGTACTCCAACGACATGCTCAATTCGTTCGAGATCCTGCAAGTAGCACCTGACAACGCTATTGATAGCCGTATGCCTGTGTTCATAGGATCGCTCAGTTCAGATGCGCTTGAGGCTTCTGGTCTCCTCGAAAGTGACATGATTGAGGAAAGAGCTAGAGAAGACCTAGATCATGTCATGGATTCCATGGATGAGTTTGATGAATCAAACGAAACAGGTATGCGCGAAGACGCACGCGCAACGGTGTACAAGCTCGGTGACAAGAATGAACCAGGCACTCTTGCCAACGTGATCCAAGAAGAACTCGACACCGTCGGCATGCCACTCTTCAGTAGGCGTGGAGGTCTCGGAGGTGAGGAGGTCGTAGCTTCCCCAGATCCACGAACTAGCACTCCAGAGTTCCAAAGGTTCTACGAAGGTACGCACCCATACCTCTACGACGAACAGGGTGAACCACTTGTCCTCTATCACGGAACCATGGCTGATCCGAAAGACCCGGATACAGGCGCGGACATGGAAGGTGAGTTCGATAGATTTGTGATCAATCGAGGGATAATTGGCAACAAGTATGGCCCTGGGGTGTACGCGACTGCTAGTCCTGACATGGCTAGTAATTACGCAGGTGCTTCACAACCGTCGTGGGCCAGACACCAGGGCGACCTTAATGATGTGTCCGAACAAGCGCGAATACTCCCGCTGTACTTCGCGTTGAAGCGACCCTACGTCATTGAGACATTTTCTGGGGAATCAGAGATCGATCCAGACCGTGACTTGCGGTCTGAGGGTTATGACGGCGTGATCAGAATGGGTCGATGGTCCGGCCAGGATTACGTCAAAGAAGCAGTCGCGTTCGAGCCAGGTCAAGTCAAGTCTGCCTTGGGCAACCGTGGCACGTTCGACCGATCGCAAGACAGCATGTTGGAATCACGCTCGTACCGCCGAGATGCAGAAGACGAGTTCTTCTCTGATCGCAAGGGGCAGCGTGGCAACCGAGAAATGAGGAAGTCCTTCCGAGCAGGCTACGCATACTCGAATGAAGAAGCCAAGATGATTCGCGAGGAAGAGCGCGAAGCCCAGAACGACAGGCTTCGAGAGAAGGTGGCGAACGAGCGCGTCCTGGCCGCCGACAAGCTCATCCGGTTGAAGAACAGATTCGATCGATTCAAGGAGCGCGAAACCAACAGGAGGTTGGTGGAGCGAATGAAGGGTCGCACGAGAGAGCAGCGTCTCAAGCTGGTGCAGGAAGCGAACAAGGAACGACAGAAGGAGAAGGACAACTTGGCGAAGTCAATTCGCAAGTCCGCCCTTGAAGTCGTTCGCCTGTTGCCCGAGAAGTACAAGGGCAAGATCGCGGCACAGCTTGCGAAGACTGACAACCCGAAGAAGCTGGCGGCTCTTTCTCGACGTGCCATCCGACTGTCTGCGCATGCTACCTATGGAAATACGCGCACCCGGTTCGGTAAGGCGAAGAAGATGCTTCGCAAGCGCAAGATGTCGAACCAAACCAAGAAGAACGTCATGGCCGCGCTTGACCAAGCCGAGAACGCGCTGCGTCCTGACGGCTCTCTGCTCACCACCACCGCGAAGACTGAACAGTCCCTGGCCGCATCGGAAGCAGCAAACAAGCTGATCGACCAGGCTCTCGATGCATACCGCATGGAGCGCGATGACTTCAGATCGCAGAAGGATGCGAGGTCCGAAAGACTTCTTGATGCAGCGATCGCCATTGAGGAAGGGTTTACCGGCAGGCGATTTGCGAAAAGGAAGCAGAAGGGTGTCACTTCGTCACCATTCCGAGAGGGTGTGGTCAGGGCGATCATCCGAATGGGCGGCGACATGGAGTCTCTCATCGAAACAATCGACGAGAGCGGAGTCTTCTCTGAGTATCTCGTTGCTCGAATGAGAAGAGCAGAGTCTGACTACTACACCGTTCGTCGAGAAATCATGGAAGAGCTTGACCTGGCCGCGCAACGTGCCGGGTTCGCTTCTGGCGATGCATTGCTTGCCGCGACATCAGACTCGCACCTTGGCATCGAATCCACTCAGAAGCGTGACATCATCGTCAACGGCAAGAAGGTCACTGTTAGATTGGGCGAGTTGATGAAACTCGCTGCTCTGGATGACGAGTCCTTGAACATGATTCTCGACACCACCGACGATGACGGCAATGAAGTGCGTGGAGTTGGCATTGCATTCAGAGACGCAGGCGACGATGTTGCGTACCAGATGACTGCGGATGAATACGCCGCGATCCTCGCGACACTGACTCCCGAAGAAGCCGCCCTGGTACAGGAACTGAAGGATGCCCGCGAGAAGCTCCGAGATCCAGCGTTCGATGTGTTCTACCAGTTGCATGGGTATCAACCACGATTCGTTCCAGGGTACGAGCCACGTTCTCGAAGAGCGACGGCATCGATGGAACCGCCGGACGTGCAGACCTCTGGCGTTGGTGCTTCGTTCCTGGACACTGGTGGATTCACAAAGGAGCGCGTGGAGGGCGGCGGATCCCCGGTTCTCATCGGTGACTTTCTCAGCGACTGGATGAATTCAACAGATGCGCTTGCACGTTTGTCAACGATGGCGATGCCAGTTCGCGATGCATACGCACTACTCATGGATGAGCGTTTGTCCAAAGAGATCGTCACCCGATATGGCCAGGGTGCGCTTGACAGACTTCGTGAAATGTTTATCACTGGTTCTGGATTGCAACCAAGGGCGAAGCGAGAGGGAATTGCGAAGCTGTTCTCGGATCTTGCTGGTGCTCTTTCGGTCGCGTATTTGAGTTTGAACCCTGGCACCTTTACCCGTGTGGCTGCTGGTGGTGTGGCTAGGATGATTTCAGATCCTGACATGCCAATTGGCGGATTGTCGAAAGCATTAGTTACCCCTACAAGTTGGCCGAAGTTTGATGACATCGCAGAGATCAGTGGTTACTTCTACGCAAGAAACCGAGAAGCAGCGATTGACAGACGAACTAATCAACAGATGCAGACTCTCGAAGGAGAGCGTCGGCGCATGGCGATTGAACACTTAAAAGCTGCTATGCGAGAAACAGCCGCAGGTCGCATTGGAATTGCACGTAAACAACTCATCAATGCATTCGGTCAGATAGGTATTCTTGACTTGATCGACCGAACCTTGGTGCGAGTTGCAGTCGCTGCGCACATGGGTGATGGAGTTTCACTTGAGCAAGCAGTTGATCGTGCTGAAACGACAATTCGACGAACACAGAACACTACTAGTGCGCTTGATGATCCTGCGATTCTTGGAGCAGGTGGCACTGGGTCGGTGGCCAGGATGTTTCTTCCGTTCGCTTCAGACCCAATGAAGGCTGGTGCAAGGTTGCATCAAGCGGCGGGTAGCGGTGACATGTCTGGTGTCGGTCGATGGGTGGGAAGCACCCTGGCGAACGCAACGGTCAACGTCACCACACGACCGATCACGTACATAATTGGGTATGCAATCTCTGAAATGTTCGGAGACGAAGAAGAGTCTCTTGTCAATCAAGCCAGAATCTACGAGCAGTGGAGCGCAGACACCATGGGGATCGACGCGATTTCCGAAACGATTGGAAGCGCAGGTGGAGTTGGTGGGTACATCATCGCTGGACCAATCGCAGACATGGTCATGAGATACGCTTCTGGGAAGACTATCTACGCTGATTCCGCTACTCCACAACCTCTCGGTATCGACGCGATTGCCCAGTTCGCACAGACCGCGACCTACGCATTGCAGTCAACCAAACCAGAAACAAGGAACCGGCACCTCAAGGCATTGGCGAACCAAGCTCTCAAGGTCGGCATTGGAGACCCTACCCAGGCCATCCGAAAATCACTTGGAGCGTTGGACCCGATCGACACAGGCGAGGTTGACCGAGCGATTAGGCTGCTGAAGAAGCTCAAGAAATCAGGAGATGAATCCGATCGGTTGGATGAGCTTATTCGCAGACTTGAAGCTGTGAAGGGTGACTAACAAACTGGGGAAAGAAGTGCTTGAAGAACACCTCACATCAATCGCTGTCGGTATCGCTGGTCCTGCTATTCTTGGAGTCTTCGCGTTCCTTTGGAAAGTGAATTCCAGGCTTGCGGGAATCGAACGTAAATTGGAAGCTCACGATCACCGGATCAAAGACAACAGAGCGACTCTGTCGAAGCATTTCGACAAAGCGTTCACCATACGAAAAAGCATAAACGAAATATGATCAAACCAGCCACAAGTATCCTGGCTCTCCTCGCTGTTTCCGGGTGTCGCTCAATCAAAGTGATACCGACTGGTAGCGACACTGCGGTGTCTGCGATCAAAGACATCTCATCATCGGAACCTCTGAGTGTGTTGAGTGTTGTTGGTGGCTTGTGTCTTCTCGCAGGCATGGTGCTCCTCGTGGTCACTCGTGGTGCGCGTGGTTGGTATCCAGTCATTGGTGGTTTGATTCTCACAGTTCTCAACTACGTCGTTGCGAAGTACGACGACTACTTGTTCTACCCTCTGGTGGTGTTCACCGGATGCATCTCAGCAGCTTGGACGTACAAGATCGTCAAGCAAATTCTATTGGAGAAAAAGAAGTCATGAGTACTCTTGCAAGTTTCAGTGGGTTCCTCGGAACCGTTTGGTTCATGGTCATCATCTGCGCAGCTTCATTCGGTGCAGGTGTGATGTTCAAGACACCTTTCCTCAAGATGATCACGCGAGGCAAGTACAATGGTTGAAGCAATCAGAAAGTTCATCAGCGACGATCGTGGAATGCAGACTGGTGAATACATGATCCTTGGCACCATCATGGGCGCGGGATCAGTCGGTGCAATCAAGACAGTTCGCGATGGCCAGGTTGAAAAGTTTCAGCAGTTGACTGAAGCATTGGACACGAACTCTGATGGAACAATCGGTGGTGGTGGGTAATTGAACCTGCAAGCCAAAGAGAAACGCCCTCCTCACCGGGGGCGTTTTTTCGTGATCTTGATCACTCGGAAATCGTGGTCTCTTTTCCATTCATAACTTCTGAATTCTGGTGGGCAATCACTGAAATCCTTGCGACACTCTTCGGCTTCCTCGAATGTTCCGAACTTTCGGATCTGTCCGATTTTCCGATTTCCTTTGCTTGCGTTGTTGAATGCCCTGGGTTTGCCTTGGTCTTGTCTGCATTGAATTTCACACTGCCGCAGTACCCCATACAGAACATCTCGGTCTTCCACTGGCGAGCGTGATCGTATTACGAACAGAGTTTCCTCTGGTTGATCAGGAAGTGTTGCAATGTATGTGTTCATCTTGACGTTGCTCATTGTGTTCTCTTTCCAGGTTGATCAGCGGATCTTCAGGTTGGCAGGCCAACCCAGAGGCTTGCCATCTTGCATCGGGTTGTTGAGGTGCTTTTCGTGTTCGATGTCGTAGGTCGTCATGATCATGTTGTCGCGGTCCATTGTGTTCTCTTTTCTGCGCGTTCTGGGAGTCGCGCCCCTCCGTTGTAATTACCGACGAGTATCTACTGCTTCTCGGGCTTCACCCATGAGATCAAAGGCGCACTCCTGTCCATCGTTCTCAGCGGATTCGACAGCCGACCAGTCCGGTTCGCAGTTCACGAAGTGCAGACGATTGCCCCATCCTCTGTTGATCGCATGACATCGGTCATAGCAGAAAGCCCAGACCCATTCGGATGCGTCAGTCGCATAGAAGTCACTGACGATCTCGGAAGCCTTGAAGCTGAACGGTGACACGATCCAGTCGCTTCCGACTGCTGCGATCTTGATCTCGGGCTGTCGATCGCGGTGCATGAGGAAAACGACGAAGGCGTTGTCCCATACCTTTCTCACTCCCATCACATGTCTGCCGTCTGCGTCAACCGCGAGACCTGTCTCTGAGTCGTACATGAAGGAGGAGGTCTTGCTGTCAAGGCGCATCATGCCGCTGATATGGTGGATGGCTTGCTTCTTGGTCTCGAAAAGTTTCGGTGAGTTGTTCACGGTGTTCTCCAGTTCTGCGCGTTGGATGAGCCGCGCCCCTCATGTTGTTGGTTAGCCTTGTGCGATTGCGCAAGCGATCTCGATCTTGCTCTTCTTGAAGTTGGCCTCTTGGATCATGGTCTTGATCTTCCTGAGCTTTCGCTTGTCGGTGGTTCCCCACTGCTTCGCGACGTGCGCGGAGTATTGAGGAGTCCATGCTTTATTGAGGTGCTCGGGTCCGCCTCTTCTCGCCTCGGACTCTGCGGCCTTGAGCGCGAGAGGGAAGGAAGAGGACCATCCGGTGATGACGTTGCCCGATTCCGTCGTCACCCTCCACGCGCATCCGAGGTCGCGCTTCGACTTGATGGTCATGACAGTCCCATCGGTGAAGGTGGCGGTGAAGGGCTTGGCTTTGGTCGTGTTCGTCATGGTGTTCTCTTTTCTGCGCGTTCTGGGAGTCGCGCCCCTCCGTGTTGGTTACTTGGCGCGGGGGTGTGACTGCGCAACAAAGAAGCCAGTGTCGCCCCATGCGACTCGGGCAGGTGTCGAAGGATCGAGCTGATGCTCGAACTCGACCGGCCAGTCCAGTCGATCCATCACAGTCACAGCGACCATCGTGTCGTTGTCGATCGACGCTGCGATCTGCTTGGCTTCGGCAAGGCTCCAGATCCCTGCGTTCTCTTTGGTCTCGAAGTTAGTCGGGGCTTTCATGTGTTCTCCAGTTAGGTGGTTGACTTGAACCCCAAAGATAGCGAGTAAACTTGAGTATGCAAGGGGCAACTGAGAAAAACTGAAATTTAGATTTATTTCTGTATCTTGTTGACAACTCCAGTCAACTCCTTATAGTTGGCACATGACCTGGCTTTTCAAGGGCAGCAACCCTGAGCCAGACGAACAAGCCAAGGAGCACCATGAAACACCGATACACGCTTTACACCGAACAGGATGGGAAGCTCATTCCCCGCCTGAGTGCAAACCCTGACCTCCCGTGGGAGGAAACCGCGTACGTGATCGTTGACACCCGTGACAACAATCGCATCGTCGCCCGATTCGATGAAGGCACCGCGTTCCCGAACAATCCGCTGACGCAGGCATGGAAAGAGCTTGACCGGCTGAACTATGACAACGTCAAGGTGTTCGCCGACAAGGTGAGGAAGGAGTACGAGAAATGAACAAGCCACCACGAGAGATCTACCCACAGTTCAGAAACCTTCAAGTGGATTGGGCGGTCATGCTTTGTCCCACGAGTGGAACATTCGAGGGACATCACCCCGACGCTGCAATCTTCGATAGCCCCACTGCTCATTTCGTAGCAGAAGCGGCGCAAGATTCTCACGGACTTCCTGGTGGCCCATGGATTGCGGGAAGTCAACGACACGAAAACGGGTATGTGGTTTGGATCAACAACGATCTCGGCAGGCAGTACGTCCGCGATATCTACGCCGAAGACTGAACAATACAAGGAGCAAGACAATGAGCAGATACCAGGAACTTTCAAGAAAGTACAACGTCGATTGGGCATTCACGCACGATGGTGAAGAGATCACCGAGAGCGGAACCATTGCACGGTTTGTAGTTCAATTTCGTGGTGACTACGTCTGCCACGATGTAGACACCGACCGAGGCAACAAGGAAGAGTACGAAGTAGAGATCTCTGCGGAGTGGGTCACCCAGGTGTCTGGCCCGAAGAGATACAGGCAAAAAGAAAACGGAACCATCGAACAAGAGAACATGAACTTCTTGCTTGATCATTTCAGAGAACAGGCAATCGAATCAATGGAAGAGGAGGCGAACTCATGAAGCCTCCGAACACTGAATACCGACGGGTCATCAATATCCCGTATCATCGAAACGCTTTCTTGAGAGAACAGCAGATTCTCAAGAACAGCTTGCTTGCAAGATTCATCACTTTCATCAGAGGAGCATTCAAATGAATATCGTCCCACACCACCACGCTATGGACCCGATGCAAGTCGCGCAGGTCTTCGTTCAATCAGGAATGTTTCCTGATGCGAAGAGCGTCGCGACAGCAGCATCAAAGTTGATCGTCGGGCGCGGCCTCGGCCTTACCGACTACGACTCGATGGCTGGCTTGCACATCATCAAGGGCAAGGTTGTCCTGGCAAGCAACACGATGGCAGCAGCCATCAAGGCCAGCGGGAAGTACGACTACAGTTCGACCACAACCGAATCGGAATGCACGATCACGTTCTACTCGGTCAACAACGGAAAGCGCGAGGAGATCGGAGCCACCACGTTCAGCATGCAGGATGCACAGAACGCTGGCTTGCGCGGAGACAACTGGAAGAAGTGGCCGAAGGCTATGCTCTTCGCCCGTGCGATCTCAGCCGGGTATCGAGAGCATTGTCCTGATGCCCTCGGAGCGGCCCCGGTCTACGTCCAGGAGCACGGTGAGTCTGAGATCACCGAGGATCCCAAGCAGCTTCCTGCTCCAGTTCCTGTGATCCAAGCCGCACCCAGGGAGTGGGTCACGAGAGTCATCGGCACCGTGGAAGCTGAGATGGAATCCGATGGTTCCAACTGGGTGAAGTTCTGGGGCTTGGATGGCGAGGATGAATTCATTCTGTACGCATGCGATGAAGTCGCAGAGCAGGTGAAGGAAACGATCGGCACCAAGGTCGAGATGTGTATCGAAAACAAGAACGGAAAGAACATGATCATTGAGATCAAGAAGGAGAACAAGTAATGGTAGTTCCGAAAAGCAAGTTCCTCGAACTCACGAAGAGCAGAAGGTCTGCTCGCAAGTCACAAGGCACCGAGGTGGTGCGAGTCAACAAGGTGATCTGGGATAAGTTCCGCGAGGTTGCCGAGAGCGAGTCAAAGGTTCCGGGCTACGTCCTTGATGGTGTCCTTGAAGACTTCGTTTCAGAGAAGACTGGTGTCTCGAAGGAAGATCTGTACAAGGAGGAATCCAAATGAAGACCGGAGACACGATCAAGTTTGTTTTCACTGTAGTTCCATTCACCGGACAAACCAATCGAGAAGCTCTTTGCAGTGGGCTTGACGTTGCACTTTGTTTCAGCGACACCAGCATTGAGAAGGGTGAATACGAAATCACTTTGACAAAGATGCAACCTTTGAGAAAGACAAGCAACCTGGAGGTATCCAAATGACCAAAATGCACGGAAGCAACAGAGGAAGTGACAAAGGTAAAAGAGCGAAGCTTACCCGTAAGGCCACGACAATAAAACACGAACCCAAGGACCGGGCCAAGTCACGCACACCTAAGCAGAAACCGGGGTTCAAGAAGAGGAGAAACAAATGAACAGCACTAAGACGAAAGCGTACTACCCAAGCTCGTACCCAAGCGTGGTGAGCGATCTCAGCGACGACGAGTACCACGGCAACCATACCGTGTTCACTAGTTCACGAGCTAGGACACTCATCACTCACACGCCTGCGCACATCAAGCATAGGCTCGACAACCCGATCGACACGTCGGCGATGGCATTCGGCAGGTACGTCCACGCCATGGCTCTCACGCCTGGAGTGTTGAACAGGTCTTTCGCAGTCTGGTCTGGTGCAGACAAGCGCACCAAAGCAGGCAAGGCTGAGTGGGAATCGTTCCAGTCGATCAACGTGAAGAAGACAATCATCACTGCTGATCAGCATGAGGTTGCTTGCGTTGCTGCTGCTTCAGTTGCGAAGTGCTTCCCGGCGTTGGGTGTGAACGACGCTGCGCACTTCGAGGCAAGCGCGTATGCCTTGATCGATGGAGTGGCATCGGCAGCGCGTCCTGACATTCTCGTTCCGCTTCCGAACGGTGGATTCCACATGGTGGATCTCAAGACATCGAGGGATCTCAACACTTGGAAGTTCCTCAGTTCGTGCAACCAGTATGGGTACTTCACCCAGCTTCAGCACTACCGTGAGGTGCTCGCCGCATGCGGGTACGCCGTTGACCAGGTCAGCATCCTGGCCGTCGAGAACACTGCGCCCTTCACTGCACGAGTCTTCGATATCCCGGTTGAGCGGTGCGAGCAGGAATCCTCGACGATCAAGCGTGTGCGCGACATCTGGAAGGAATGCAACGACACAAACACTTGGCCAGGCTGGGGCGACACGGTCACTAAGTTGGGAGACTTCCTGTGAACAAAGCAACAGATCAGGTCACAGCGGATGACTTGAAAGCAATCCGCATAGCATTGAAGCCAAAGTTCAACGCAGAAGAACTGCGACTGATCAACGAGGCACTCGAAGAGTATGCGTGGGACATGAAGCACCCACACAAATCGAGTGAGCGATACAAGCCATTGATTGAGAAAGTTCAACGACTCGCAGGCAAGGTTGCCTCGATGATCCTTGAACAAGAAAAGAAAGAGGAAACCAAATGAATGAGAAGCAGACATACTTCTTCGAGATGAATTTCATCAGAGTCGAGAAATGCACTGGTGCATTCGCAGTAGAAGCATCAAGCAAGGAGGAAGCAGAGCAGATCCTTCGAGAGTCAGGAGAGAAGAAGCACGGTGAGGGGTTGACCCCGATCAATCGCTTGTGCATCGGTCAGCGCGAGTACCCGGTTGTGCTCGATGACTTCCAGTTCGACACCGAGAACATCCAGAACATCACTGAAGAGGATGCCCTGGCCATCGACATGGAAGAAGGTGCGTCATGAGTAAGCGAAAGAGAATGCCCCGCAAGCGATACGCAGCTCTGGTTCGCCAATACAACAAGGGTTGTCGTGCATTCTTAAAAGCGCGAAGCATACTGGAAGAACAACTCAGTGAACAAGGTAATGCCAACGTAGAAAACGACAACTGTTTCATGGTCACGTACGAGATTTGGCCCGAGGATCTTGATGAGGCGATTGAACTCTATGAGGCCGATGAATTCTCGGAGGTATGCGGATGAACCTATTCACACAAGCAGAAGGTGAGCGAGAACGAGACGCTGCAATTAAGCGCGTGGCCCAAGCTAACCCGGAAGCCAAGACAATCCTTCGAGGCGTGGTCTTGGAGGTCGCGAACAATCCAGCGAGCGGTGATCTGTTCACGACCGACCAGGTGTGGGAGATCGCGGAGGCTCGCGGGGTGGAGTGCTCGGAGCGTCGAGTGCTTGGAGCAGTGATGAGATCCCTGGCCATGACTGGTGAGATCGAGAGGACTGGTGTCTGGGTCAAGAGCAAGCGACCCGAATGCCACGCACGAGAGATCGCATGTTGGAGGAAGGCACCATGAAACGGACATTGAATCGACCGTGGCTCAGGATCCAGAAGAAACTGGTGGAGAGCAAGAAGGTCGCCAAGATCGCCGAGTTGACTGGAGTACACCGGACCCATGTAGTGGGGGGTCTGGTGGTGATCTGGGGGGTCGCTGACGACAACGATGGAGTCCTGCCCTACTGGACCCCAGAGATCGCTTCTAAGGCCACGGGCATCGAAGGCATAGGCAGAGCCATGCTCAAGGTCGGCTGGCTCTCAGAGGGCGAGCACGGGCTTCTCGTGAAGGATTTCGAGGAATGGATGGGGGGCGTGATCCACAAGAAGGATGACCAGGCCATGAGGACGGCGAAGTCCAGGTCGAAAGCGTCACATGATGTAACACCGAAAGCAAACATTGTGTCACCAGACCCCGTGTTACATTCCTCTCTTTCTCCTTCTCCTTCTCCTTCTCCTAAGCAGCAATCAAGAGAAGAGAAGAAAAAGAACCCGATCAGTCAGTTGAAATCCATGAAGCCTGCGGACATCGATCCCGAGTTGGTTTCTTGGATTGAAGCAGGCGGCTTGGAGAGGAGGATCCAGGCCATCTTCAAGGACTCGAAGGTCTTCAGGTTGAAATCAGATCGGAACCTTCCGAGCCTGAAGCAGACGCTGGCACTCGCAGCGAACCGGGGAACGACGTTGCCCCAGGTTCTGGGCGTTCTGGACAAGGTGGATCTCAGGGTGGAGGACGTGGAGAAACCCTACGCCTACATCAACAAGATCATGAGTGAGGAATTCGTGGGAGGGACGATTGGTGCTTGACGATTACTACAAGAACGTGATGGAATTCAAGATCCAAAGGGCGAAGGAGCGGTATCGACGGCAACGCCAGTTCGGGAGGAAAACACTCTTGGCCCGTGATGCGAAGATCAAATCCAGAGAGTGTTTGGAGGAGATGTGCAGGCAGACTGGAGTCACAATTGAAGAAGTATTGAACGGAACCCGATACACTCCAGTAGTGGATGTTCGCACACGCTGGTGCGTGATCACCCGAGAACTCCTCATCAACCACATGAGCGAAGTGGAAATTGCACGATGGATGAAAATCCCACGAGTAACGATGAAGGTTGCATGCGATCGTTGGGCAGCGGAGCAGATGATCGAGAGGGAAAACTGGCGACAGGCACAATGCCCTGGCCCCCAACTGTCAACGCAATCTATCGAGCAGTCGGTGGAAGAGTCATCAAGTCTAAGACCTACAGGCTCTGGAAGACATTAGCCAGGAACCACCTCGAACAACAGAAGATCAATCAAGTCAAGCCTCCGTATCAGGTAGAGATCGTTCTCTCTCCTCCTGATCGGAGGCGATTTGATATCGACAACCGAGCGAAAGTGGTGCTCGACATTCTTGAAGACGTTGGATACATCGAGAACGACTGCTTTGTGAATGACATTAGGATTACCCGGACAGAACCAAACAAAGAAAACCCATGCGCAACGTTCATGGTCAAGCATATTGAAGAACAAGAATGAAAATGAAGCGAACATCAATCAACACGACTCTTCAATTCGCACAACTCTTGGTCATGGGTATCGGGGTATTCACCATTGCGATTCAAATCGGGAGGAAAGACCAAGTCATTGAGCAGGCATCACAAGACATCGAAAGCCTGGAAGCCATTTCGAGTGACCTCGTGAGAGCGTCGATCGAGTCTGCTAGTACGGATCAGTACCACCGGGAAAGGATCGACGCACTGCGTGAACGGATCCTGTTCCTTGAACAAAGTATGCGGGGAACAACGTGAGTGAATCCACCCTTTGGATTATGATCATGTCATGTCTGTTTAGTTACGCGCTCGGGCTTTGGACGCGAAGACCAGGTGATGCAAAGAGAGAGTTTAAGCGTATGTTGCGTGTGACAAGAAGAACCATGGATATTGGAGCACGTCGTGCAAGAAGAAATACCAGTCAATGATCTGCCGATTCAAGTCTCTGAAGTCGAAGGCGGCAAGCCACTGAACGACGGAGAGCATGGGGTTGTGTGCGCACTGATTGCAGGATGCACCTTGAAGGAAGCATTCTTCTCTGTCGGTGTCGCGCCTCGAAGCCATTACCGCTCCATGAGCAGCAACCCGTACTACAAGGCACTGGTCGATCACGCTTGGGAGGTCGTGCATGACACCCTCTTTTCGCTCGTGATCGAACGCGCCAAGGAGGGGGATAACCGTCTGCTCCTCGAAGCCTTGAAGTATGTTGGCAACCACCTCGGGAAATCCACGAGCCGCCTGGAGTTGACAGGTGCAGACGGTGGGCCTCTCATGGTGCAGGCTGACTACAACGAACAACGTGTGATCAGCATGACTCAAGAACTGCGTCACACCTTCGAGAAAAACAATGACGAAGAAGCAGCAGGTTGGTCGTGAACCACTAGAAAGAGCAATGAGATTGCGTTCCATGCTTTGGGATGGAACACCTGAAGAGCGCGAAGCAGTGCTGCGACTCTGTCAGGAAGATCCAGTTGCTTTCTTCGAGGCTGCTGTCTGGACGAAACGAGTCAAAGTCGTTGACGAGCAAGGTCGAGAGAGACCTGCCAAGTATCCTGCTACGCCGATGATCCCCTGGCCCCGGCAAGCGGATGCTATTCATTCAATCGTAAACTCAGTAGAGAACGGACAAGACGTACTGTTCGTGAAGTCAAGGGAGATGGGTGCGTCATGGATCACACTTGGATTGTCGGTTTGGGGCTGGTTGTTCAAGTCCTGGTCTTCACTACTTTGTTCTCGAACCGAAACACTGGTGGATAGAAGCGGCGATGAAGATGCATTGTTCCAGAGGATTGACTTCATCATCTCTCACCTCCCGCAGAAATGGTTGCCTGCGAACAGAGAAGACTTCCTGGCTGGCGGGAACCGACGCAGGCACATGATCGTCGAGCACCCGGATGGTCACTCGATCGCTGGGCAAGCGACCACTCAACACATCGGTCGTGGTGGCAGAAGAACCATGGTTGTCTTCGACGAAGCCGCAGCCCAGGACCGACTCGAAGCAGCCTGGAGGTCGAGCGCGGATACCACCTCATGCAGGATCGCGGTCTCAACCCATCTCTCAGGCAGCTACTTCACACGCAAGCTGGTGCCTGATGCAGATCACAACGATACGACGGTGGTGAAGCTGACCTATGCGGATCATCCCCGCAAGGGCGCGAACGCTGAAGAGCGAATCGACGAGGATGGACTGGTCACCGGGGATGTCGGAAGGCCATTCATCTGGACCCCATGGCTTGAAGACCAGTTGAAACGAAGAGACTTGATTGACGTTCGAGAGAATGTCCTGGCCCTACCGACCACATCAGCCAGCGCGTTCTTCCCGATCTCAGGCATTGTCAGGCAGCGATCCAGGGAGACTCCACCTCGAAGGTGCGAAGTGATCAGGGGGGAACTGGTCGATCAACCTAGTGGAAGGTGGCGGATCTTCAACGAACCGACCGAAGAATCTATCCTGGTTGCGGGTGTTGACCCAAGCTACGGGACCGGGGCAGCAAACGGCGTTGCCGTGATCATGGACACCTCGAACGCCACAGTGACTGCGTTGTATGTGGATCCACACACCGCACCGTACGACATGGCTCCC